TGAATTAATTCACCACTAGGAACTCCTTTGTAACTATTAATAGGAACAAAGTAAGGTCGTCCAATCAATAAGATCTTCCAAATGTTGGCAGCGTGAGCTCCAATAAAATAACCAAGCAATTGAGCTTGAATTATCACTGGAAGTCTATCGGTAGCAGCAGAGAGATCATAGCTGAAGAAAGGACCCTTCGGTCTTCTCTTTAACAGACTATGAATCGGTGCCATCTGGTCCTTAGTACCGTCCTGCGGTATTCTTTGAAGTAAATCGACTAGTGCATCCCATAATGGTTTAAATAACCATTGTGTATAGGGATCACACATAGCGAATACTCTAAGTTTACCAGCAGCTTCTTCCTTAAATCCTAATTTTCCTAAATGAGGAGTACCTTTAGCATAAATATTTGCCTTAGGTAATTTACTCCATGATTCAATTCGGTTCAGAAGATAGGTATTACCTGTCATCTGACACCAGTATGTTAAATACTGATATAAACTCGGATTATTCATCCAAGCTTTGGCCGAATAAATCAAGCTCGCTGGAGACGTAGATACTGGTGAATCATCATCAGCATCCATAGGTCTCACAGATGGAGCAGACTTAGGAATCAGGAAAGGAACAGCTCTAAGAGTTTTCATAAGCCACAATGGTCCCTTATCCGTAGTCAATAAAGACTTCATCAAAGGTGTTCTAAACCCAATGATTGTTGCCAGTTGGTATACAAACATTGGTATGAATCTTCCTAATGCAGGTAAAACCTGATTAGGATCCATTGTGCTAGGAGAAGTAATCGTATTCAACTTAGCTTTAACTGGAATTTCCAGAATTCTGTATAAATTAAACAGAGTAAGCCAAAATTGAATATAAGTAGGATTACCTCTTCTTATTTGTACTCTATGAAGAACGGGAATTACAGATGGTATACCAGAACCGGTTCTCGCGAACCGAGTTCCTAATGGTCCCATGTCTTTTAATCTCATTCCACCGCTAGCTTGCTGTAATGAAACAGAAGCAGCCTTCAAATAGATTACGAGCATTCGCATACCCGCATTCTTTCTTAGGCGATTACAGTGAGATAAGAAAGTTATAATTACTTTAACCCACGATGTATTAACCTTAACTCCCATAGTTACCAACATTCTAAGAATGTGATTAACTAATGGTAGACCTCTTTTTACGAAGGTCATGGCACTTAAGTGCTTAATACTTTTCAATGATTTAGCACCTGAAGCTACGAATTGATTTAATAAAATATTTCTTTTCATTAGCAAACAGGGATGCGGACCATGTCAGGGTTAGTCTTATAAACTACGATGTTAGAAATCGCATCGTTATAACGTAGGATCTATTGGTCATCAACTAAAGTTGAGCCGGTTTCCGTAATTATAAACTTTTATAAGATTTAACCTCCTGCTGAACGCCGTATCGGTAACGTATTCTTTTCGAATACCGACACCATATATCATTTGATAGTTATTAACCTTAAGACTTCGGTTTTCTTCCATTGTGAGGAAGAGCCGCAGCCACCCTTGGTAGGGATGGGTTAAACACGTGGCTTAACTAATATTAGCTAATCTATCCGTTTCATCGCCCGGCTGAAGAGTCGTTATTGACACTCAGCGCTTGATGTCGTAATAGGGTTCGCCCTATTAGTTACCACATCTGCGCAGACCAGTCAGAACTAATCGTACGCAGAACCAAATTTTACCTTTGGGAACCAGATGCCATCCATTGAGGATAAGCAATTCTAGTCTATTTAGGACTTTAGAATAGCAGAGGGAGGTGAACTCCC